TGCATAGTAAGTATCCAGCAGATCTACATCAAAGTACTTCATAGCCGTAGCACTATTGTCATACATTAATATAGCATCATTATTAGCTATAGCAGTACTGGTATCTATACTAATAGCTGAAGCATCTGCAACAGTATTTATTTCTGCACCTGTAGCATTCAAACCTGATACGTTTCTATTAGCATCTACATATGCTTTAACAGACTGTTGAGTAGGAATAAGTGTAGCACTGTTAGAAGTCATATCATCTTCATCAACAAATGCTGTTGCTGTTATAGTACCATCAGTAATTGATCCAAAAGATATTGTTCCTGTTGTTGTAATATTAGATGATCCATTATCAATCGCACCGAACCCTGAAGTAATACTGCCACTATTTAATGCACCTACTGTAGTAGCAGCAGTAGTTACCAGGTTTGGCATTGCAGTTATTTCATCATCTAAATATGCAGCTAAAGTCTGCACAGTAGCTTGTCGCATTGTACCAGCATCGTTGATAATTAATCCATCACCATCTGCGATTGCTGTTGTTCCTACTGTACTACCGCCATCCATTAAGTTTAGTTCAGTAGTTGTAGCTGTTACTCCATCCATTATGTTTATTTCTGCTGTAGAGGCAGTAACACCGTCCATAATATTTAATTCAGCAGGAGTTGCACTAATTGCAGTAGTAGTTACAGTATCTAATACAGGAATATAACCACCTTGGTTAATTAGGTATTGTGTATGATCAGATGTAGGATCAACAATTGATAATGTAGTTTCATTTGCATCAGCAGTAGCACCTTCAAATACGATTGCATTAGCTGCATTCATTGTAACAGTATCTACTACTGTCTGTGTTCCACTAACTGTTAAATTACCTGAGACAGTTAAGTTGTCACCTATAGTTACCTCAGAAGTACCATGTCCTATTGTTATTGCAGTACCAGATACGCCTGTACCGATAGATACTGACTCACTGCTATTAGCTGTATCAACAATAAGATAAGCATCTGATCCTTGTTTAATTGTAAATGCAGTTGCTGAATTATCTGTTACTGCTACATTAATATCAGTATCATCAGCAGATATAGAATCAAGAGCAATATCGCCTACATTAGTTATATTACCGTCACCTACGCTAAGTGCAGTAGCAGTAACAGAAGAGTTAAATGTAGCTGCTCCTGCTTCTGACATATCCAGTGTTAATGCAGTAATACCTGATCCACCGTCATTACCTTGAAAGATTATATCTTTATCACTTACAAGTGATTTAATTGTCAGGTTATCGCTGTCCATACTAACATGACCAACATTAGTACTTCCATCTTTAAATATAACTTCTTCACCTGCTGCATCAAGTATAATGTCTCCTGCAACATCTACAGTAAGATCGCCAGATGATAAGTCTATTTCTGTTCCATCTATTGTTATATTATCTATAGATACTCCAGCATCCGCTGTAACTGCACCTGTTACTGCTAGTGTACTACTCATATCTACAGCACCGTTTATATCTATTGTAGTACCGTTTATTTCTACTTCACTATCCGATACAAGATCCAGTACGCCATCAGCAGATTGATGTATGTAAGTACCACTGTCTCCAAATTGTAATTGATTAGTACTATTTAATAGTACACCAGTATCTGCTACATGAGTTAATGTAACATCCTGATCATCACCTAGATTAATTACTGCACCGTCAGCAAGGAACAGATCACTAAATTCTAATGATGAAGTACCTAGTGCAGCACCGTCAGAAGCATCTGGAACAAATGCAGTTGTGGCAGTTATTGTTGTTCCTTGAACGGTACTAGATCCAGTAAGCGCACCAGTAACAGCTAATGTACCAGCTATTGTTGCATTTTCATCAATGTCAAGTGTATCTATATGTGCAGTACCATCTAAATACAAATCTTTAAATTCATTTGATGCTCCACCTAAATCTATATCATTATCTGTTATAGGCAGAATAGATCCATCTTGAATACGAACTTGTTGAACAGAAGAAGAACTAACTTCTGTATAAAATTCTAAATGATTATTAGAGGTATCTATAAGTATCTTGTTATTCTGATCAGCATCTCCTATACGATCTATAGGTGGGCCTTCTGCTGCTGTACCGTCATGTGAGTGACCTGTAGATTCGTTAAAGGCTGCTAGTACTTGGTTTAATTCTGCATTAAGTGGTGCTGCTGATATAACTTCACCACTAACTATTTGTGCTGTTGATTGTCTGGTGTATCCTGCCATTATCTGTATCCTGCATCCTGATAAGTTATAGAAAACCCACTAATACTGTAGGGAGATTGGGTTCCTGTTGATGTTATAACTAATGAGATCGCCCTACCCGATCCCTGAATATTTGATTCTAATACTGGACTAGAAGAACCGTCAAAGGTAAAAGTAGAATCATAAGTAGATCCTGTTGTCGTATATCTTGCTAATGCTCCTGCTGTTGTTAATGAGTATGTACTTGGATCTGGAACATTAGGATCATCCCAATCATAGGCTATACCTAAGTTAATTGTAGACGATCCTTCTGGTCTGGTAAATAATGAAATATGCTGATATATTTTGCGTTTTTCGGTGGAGTCAAAGTATAAAAAAGGCGTTGCGTAAACAGAAACAACATCAGCAGTATTAAATGTACTTCCACTTTCCTGCTTAAATACTTCACCACTTGCGTCACCATGAAGAACATACTCAACATTATCTATTAATCCACTTGTTGCTACAAATGCTCTTATACCTAATAATTCTCCAAACTCCCAACCAATTCTTCTATCTGCAAATCTAAGACCTCCTATTATTCCTGCTGTATCAGCAGCTGAAGTCGTTGTCTTAGGAAAGAAATAACGAAACTGTGATTTATTTCTAATAACAACCGAAGACATATTACTTAAATCGTGAGTACTAGGTAATGCTTGTAGTAATTGTTGTACTGGTTTAGATACCGTTTCAAGCTCTACGTCACCAATTCTAGCAGTACCCTGAATAGGACGAATACCATCTGAGGCTAGAAATAATACGTCACCACCTATTTCTATTATACTGTCTGTCGCAATACATCCAATATTATCTGTTACTTCTGCAAGAGCAAAATCTGACGCAGAAGAACCTGTTAATTTTTTTATTTTATCTTTACCAAAAACATATAAAGCATCTCTAAACTTTGCAAGACCTGTTATATTAAAACCAACATTAATAGTTCCAGAACCACTAGCAGATCTAAATCTATTATCTGTATTTGGTTCACTATAAAGTAATTTATTTGGTCCTAATGCCGTTGTTGGAAATCCTGCATAAAACTGATGATTTTTAAAATCTGTACTAAAAGCAGCCCCTAAAGGACTAGCATCATCTCCTGTAGTATGGCTACTAAAAGTACTTCCAGAATACTTTGCTGGAGTATTAACCCCATCACAAATTATAACTGCCTCAGTACCTGTAAAGGAATTTAATGTATGCCTTATTTTTGGTATTTCTATAGAAGATCTAAAAGAATGTACTCTAGTCCAACCACTTGTATTGTATTTCCAAATTGTATAATACTGACTATACTTAGCAGTTACTGAACTGCCACCTCCTGTAGCACCGCTTGTTGCTGCAGAAGTAAAAGTAACTGTATAAGTATTAGCATCAGCTACAGTTACGATTTTCATTTCTACTGAGTTTGGAGTTATACCTCCTACAGCAGAACTACCTGAAAATGTAACATAGTTACCTACAGACAATCCATGAGCAGTATGTGTTACTGTTATTGTTGCACTTTCATCAGTAACAACAAAAGGGTTTGCACCTAAAGAATGAGTTTTAGTAGCAGATACATCAAAATACTTAAATGTTACTGAGCTACCTCCACCACCACTAACACTAGAACTAGCATTAGATGTAAAGGCTACAGTGTAACTATTTGAGTCAGGAACACTAGCAACAACCATTTCTACATCATTAGGAGTAACACCTCCTACAGCAGATGAACCCGAAAAAATAACTCTGTCACTTACTGCTAATCCATGACTAGTATGAGCTACGGTTATAGTTGCACTGCCACTACTAGTAGTAAAAGGATTAGATCCTAAAGATCCAGTATAATCGCCATCATTGCGTCTACAGGCATATGGAGTACCATCAAGTATCCATAATCCCACAACTTCTCCAACACCCGAAACAGTCCCATAAGTAGAGTCATATGAAGTATATCCGCTAATTCTTCGGTATCCACCAAATTGAGATATCTCCATATTTAACATACGAAGTGCAGCACCTGGATTAGAACCTGCTAATGCTAAAGCATCTTCATTAGTAAATAACCCTCCTCTGGAAAGTACTGTAACGTCTTTTAATGCGTCTGTCATTAGAATGAACCATGTGGTACTGCTATTAATCTCCCTACTCTTGTATCTCTAACATCTGTAAACCTATTAACGAGAAGGGTACGCATACGCTCTACACCTTCCTCAAATTTCTGTTTTGTAATTGCTGCCTGTTGAGCATTATCACGAAACATATAGGTATGGTACAATGCACCATCTATAACAACGTGTTTAAATTGATCAGGAACAGACATTGTATCTGTAGATGCTGAAAGATCAGTTGAAAACGCAAAGTAATTATAATTTACTGTATACGCTTTATCGGGTAATGGTGTGAACCCTGCTTTGTTTGAAAGTGTTCTATAGATGTGAACAGGAGTGGTATAATCAGAAGATGTTGCATTACCATCCCTTTCATAAAATCTATCTAAAAATGTATCGTAGTTTATTAGTCGTAGTGTTCTTGCATCTGCGTTTATATCATCATCTTTAGCAATGCGAAAACTATCCCAATCTGCTATTTTAAAATCAGAGGCGAGTGAGTACTCAGCCGTACCTGCTGTTAAAGTAAGGGAAGCAGAGGTGAAATTAAAAGGAAATTCAAATTCTTTTTGAGATACTTCTTGTAAAGAAGCATTTACAGCATCCTTAACTTGAGCGCGAAACCCTGAAGCCGTAGAAAAATCAGTAGCAGTTAGTTCTACTTCATTTAAACGTCTTAGTGTATCATTAACTAATGTAATAAAGGTTGTAGCCATATCATATCCAAATTAAGATAAAGGGGTAGCCCAAACTAATGAACTACCCCAAAACCTATTATGCCAATGCATCCCTTGCGGCAGCAGTGGCTTCTGCTCCAGACTCATTACAATTAATGAGTGTAGCATATACACGCAACCTACCTGTGGCAGGTGCTGCTCCAGCAATCAAACAATCAATTGTATCTGTAGTAGAAACAAATTGAGTGTAAGTTGAAGCAGCAGAACCTACAACAGTGTTGGTTTGACCGTTTGTTCCAGCGGCACAGAAACCTGTTGATGTAATATCAGCACCATCAACGATATCGTCACCTGCTGCAAAGTCCATATCTAGAGTGCAACTTGAAGTGAATGCTTTCATTACTTCTGCACCAGCATTAATTACAAGAGTACCTGCTGGAATTTCAAGAAGTTGAAAGATATCACCGTTTGCACCAGAATATCCTTTTGCAACCAAGTCATCAATATCAAGATATGCCTCGACATTATACATACTATGGTTCATGCTTACCCCTGGAAGGGCTGCAATAGTACTGGCTCCTACACCTGTAGTAGAGGAGCTTGTCATATCATAAGTAGCCATGATTTATCTCCCTTAACCAGCTATGTTATAATGGGCGCGAACAAGAGCTTCAGGACGAAGGATCTTGCGACCATATAAATGCATACCGCGAACGATGTCAGCAAAGCTGTCATTGTCACGATAAGACTCTACCTTCTCGATTTGAGAAGCCGTAGCAACAGCAGAATCATGTCCTGCAACAACTACTCCATAGTGTGAGCTTGAACCATTGGTATCTACTGTACCTGGGCCAGTTCCTATGGAAGGTAGGTTGTTAGACATATAAACTCTAAAACCACGAACCATTCCACTTATGATTCGTCCATTCCGAAGAATGTCTTTATCATTAGAAGTGAAATCATTACTCAATAGTTTAGAGTTCTCATCGTTTAGCTGTTCAGCGAATACTGGATCAACGACAACCCATCGGTTATCCCTGTCAACATTTTGCTGATCTAGCAAACGAGCCATACGGTTTAGTACTTCTAGTGGAGTTGCTTCACCAGTAGATCCGTCTGGATGTGTTGCAATTGAGTCTGTTGTTGCACCTCCCGATACAAAACTTGCGCGAGAGATTAACATGGAAGCTAATAGACCTGTAGCAGCAACAGTGCTGATTGGGTCAGTACCAGACTTACTAGCAGCCGTTCCAGCAGTAGCAGCTACAGAACCTATAGTTGCCTGTT